AAGAGAGTTTGAGATGCCGTATTTGATTGCAGGTAATTCACTGCAATTAGATTAAATTGTTGGAGCTACAACCGTAATACCAGCGAAGGTATCGAAAGGAATGTCTTGGAACGATTCCAAACGATATGCTTTATTAGCTTCTTCGGCAGTTAGAGTAAGTGTGTATCCGTTTAGATCACCCTTCGCAGTTCCAGTAGCTGTTGATGCTGCGGTTACTTCTGCGCCATCTACTTTACCAACTAACCAAATATTGTTGTTGTTATCCAAAACAAAAACGACCAAGCGATTTTTAGCAACTAATTCTAATTGCTTTCTACGTGGTGCGCTCAATTTGTGGAATGTAGCGGTTACGGTTTGAGTATAGAAGATAGTTCCATTTTCAATATTGGATGCAACTTCTTCGGTAAACATTCCTGTGTGTTTCGGAAGATTGTATTCATATACTGAGCACGTTGGCAATCCGTCAACTTCTTGGCTTGTGCCATCAATAGACACAACACCACCGTCATTAAAGTTACCCAACGTAACTAAATAAATTGATTTAATACCACCAATCCCATCTTTGCATTGGAGTTCAAATCCTGCGGTTAATTCACATGCCATAATTTTATTTTTTTTATTTAATAAATAGGGGAGCAGCGTTAACCACTCCCCCTTTTATATGTGGTTAATTATTAGTTATGTCCGATTACGCAGTCAGTCAATGTACCAACTTGAACACCGCAACGGTATCTCATCGCCATACGCACGTTGTCAGAAGCATCAGTCATAGACATATCAACTACTTTCACCTCAGCGAAATCAGAGTTAGCATCAACACCAACGAACAAGTTTGAAGGTTGAGCAGCTACAATAGTTCCTGTTGACATTCCTGGACAAACATAAATATCATATCCGTTGAACTGCAAATTGAACGCATCGCCAGCTTGATACATTTGCATATAACCTAAAGCTGTAATGGCTTGACGATAGTATTGAGCAGTTGCACGATTCACATATAACTTTGTATCAGGTGAACCAATCAATGCAGCAGGTAAAGCGTTAATTACAGCGTTCATATTAGCGATAACAGTTGAAGCATCCAAAGTAGCTGCCCAAGTTTGATCAGCAGAACCACTCAATCCAGCCTTCAATTTTTTCTCGAATCCATCAAAGGAAGTATAAGTACCAGCTGTATCACCTTGCCAAATTGTAAACTCGATAGTTTCGCCAACTTTTGCAGCGGCATAACCAATCAAGAAATCTTGGAAGTTAGCAGGAACTACATCATTAATAAATCCACGACCTGTTTGTGCAGCTTCCCAATCTTGTGTAAATTCTTTTTTGCAAAGTTCAAGATTAGTCATCAAATCACTAACGGTTAAAATGCTTTCAGTAAGTGTTAATGATCCTTGTTGAGAGAAATCACAACCAGCAGCTTGTACTAAAGATGCGCTATTAGCTAATTTCTTCAATACTGCTTTGAACTTTACATTCTCTTTTAAGGTAACATATCCTTTTGCTAAAGTGTCTCCTGACAAAATAGCAGCGTTGATGTATGGCAACGCTAATTCACCTGCGTAGGTGCTTGTGATGGTCAATGAATCAGCCATTTTTTTTCTTTTTTATTTAATTATTTGTATTTGTTTATAATTGCGAAGATTCTGTTTTTAGAATCCATCTTAGCCAAGTTAATCGGTGCAGCGTTAACGCTAACATTTGATTTCTTTACGCTGTTGGTTGCTGGTTGTTTGCTCAACTTCTCCACTTGTGCAGATAGTTCAGTTTTTTCAGCGGTCAAGGAATTGATTCGGCTTTCGAATTGCTCAATCAACGCGCTAATGGTAGCTTCGAATTCTTCTTTACTAACTCCATCAAATGCAGCGGCTTGTTCTTCTTCGATAACCTCTGATTCCATTTCGGGTTCAAGGATTTCAGTTACAACACCACCAACGGTAACGATGTATTTACCTTCGGCAGTTTCGTGCTTTCCATCAGGTGCAGGAATTTCATTTCCCTCTGCATCCATAACAAATAACGGACTACCTACGGCAATCATTTCATCGGGTGAACTAACCTCAGTTCCATCTTTTAAAATGGCAACAGCCATCTTTACAGGAGCAGCCGCTTCGATTTCGCCTTCGGCACTTAGCTTAATGCCAAATGACTTCAAACGATCTGCGTACTTGCTCACGATTTCATTTACTTTATTCATTGTTAATTTAATTTCTCGTATATATGTAGCAAATACATTAAATTTGTTTCGTTAGTTTTTATAGGTTGTAGTTTTGATTCAATTTCCTTTAACAGAAAATCCCCTCAACGGAGGGGACTTTTTGTTTATAGAGAGATATCTTTTAAGCGTTTAACTCATTGGTCAACTCACGCATTATTTTTTCGATTTCTTGTTCAGCTAAATATTCATCACTCAACTCGGTAAAGAATCCTTCTAATGAAAACCCTTTTACATCGCCTTGCTTAACAGCATTCCACACTTCTTCATTATCTATCTTCATGCCAATACACCAAGTTCCATCAGGAAAATTAAAACCGAAATTTTGACTCTTATCATGCTCACCTTCTTTAATCCATGATTCTACAACCGTGCATCCTGTAATGGGTATTTCGTGTTGAAGATTGCTATTGTGATGCATATTTCTTTTTAGATATTCTTGCGATATTTTAGAGATAGTTTCAGAGCTGTATTTAGCGTAGTATTCTCCACCCATTCCATCAACGCGGTAAATAAGTTGCTCGGGTAACATAACTGCTCCGTATAACATCTGCCTATCGCCCTCATCGATGGCAGCTTGTGTAATTTTCTTTGGTTCAGATTTCAACGCAACGAAATCAATTTCGATGGCTGGTTGGTCAACTAATGAAATACAATTAACACCAAGATAACCGCTGTCGTCAATGGTGTATTCAACTACTTTTACTTCGCTCATTATTTTATTATTTTTGATTGGTCTTTTATTTTTTGTTGTGCCTCTTGTGCGCTACTAACGTTTGTCGCGAGTACGTATGTTTGTAGCGGTTGTGGTTGATTTGTTTGGTTATTGATAAAAGAAAGGTCTAACGCTGGTGCGTTTGTTGAACCTCCACCCATACCACCTGCACCCATTCCACCCGATGGTTTAAGATTGCCGCCACCACCACTCGAACCATTGGCATTGAATTTCGTTGCTGCTATTTTTGCGATGTTTGCCGCACCTACCGCCGCTGCGCTTCCTGCCATAATAAATGGATATGCAGGGAATACAGTTGTTATTGTAGATGCTTGAGCGGTTTTAAATGCATTTTGTGTAGCTTCGATTGCGCTAACTGTGGCTTGTGCTAATGATAACGCTTTACCTACTTTAAATGATTGCTCCGCGTTTATTATTCCTGTAGTGGTTAATAAATTATTTAAACCAATTAACCCATCGATAGTGGCTTTATAGATTTCATATTTTGCAGCTTGCAATGCTTTTTCACCTTCATAAATCTTTTGTCTTTTTTCTTGTTCCATTGCAATTTCTAATGCAATCGCTTGCATTCTTAATTGCGCTTGTGTATCAAGAATCAATTTAGTATTATCAATAGACGATTTTAATTGTGTAGCATCTTTTGATTTAATAAATGTAATTTCTTCTTCTGCACGTTTAACGGTTTCTTCTGCTTTTTTAGTAGTCGTAACCTTATCCATTTCACGCAAACTAACTTGATATCCAGCGTAATCGCTTTCCATCTGTCTAATAGCGTCTTGCTGTTTACTAATGTTATCATCTAAATTCTTTTGTATTTCTTCGGGATCAACAATAAAACTCGCAGCTAAATCAACTAAACCTTCAGCTAAATTTGAAGTCACGCCTGGAATTACATTTGCAATAGCATCGATTGATTTCAATAATAAATATAGAGGAGCTTGTAAAAATTTCAATATCCCCTCTAAAATTTCTCTGTTTCTTTGTGCCGCTGCGATTTGTGAATCTCTTTGTTGGATGGATGTTTGCAACTGAACTTTCGCATCTTCAATAGAAGTTTTTAATCGCGTCATGCGATATTGTACAATTTCCTTTTCAGATTTTCCTTGCAATTTCATTGCATTGACCTCTAACGCAGTTTGATCATACGCTTTTTTTGA